AAAGGCTTGGAACCAGGGACTTGTCCATGTAGGAACAGTCACCCTGGAATCATGCCGATACGTTGCATCATACATACAGAAAAAACAAAATAGAACAGGCAAAAAAGAAGAAGACCTATTCTCGCTACAGTCACGCGGGTTAGGTCTCGCCTGGTCAAAACGTAACGAAAGTTACTTAATAAGCAACGAAAGAATCACTTATAAAGGGGTCCCTATGGGAATTCCCCGATACTACGTTAAAAAACTAGGGCTGGACTTGTCAGAAAGCCAGAACGAAAGGGTAAAGAAGGTAGATGAAGAACTACGATTAGTGAAAAATCAAAACAACGACATCGAACTCTTCGATCTTAACCTTAAATCCAAAGTTCAGGCAAACAAGAACATAACAGCCCGAACAAACTTAAAAGAAAAAAAACTATAAACTCAGGCGAAGCCTTATCAAACATAGTGGACGCCGGGCAGGCGTACACTGAACAAGCGTAGCGCGTTAGGTGGGCAGCAGCCCCAGCATTTGAACAATTATCAATATGCAAAAAACCTGTTAAGTAGTGTACTTAACAACACGTCAATTCGAAGAAATGACACACAAATTCGAAGAATTTACCATTCAAAGAAGGCAGAATTGACTTCTTCGGCTATACTGATTACCTTGTTGTTAGTATAGCCAGATGACACCGTCATCGTAAAAAAACCAGGAGAAAACATGGTATTCGAACTGTACTCAATCAAAGATAGGCTTGCAGAAGAATATGGCCCCATATTCCAAGCCAAAAACAAAGCGATCGCAGAGCGTAACTTCAACAACCTGGTTGAAGATAAAAAACTCGACGAGGACGAATTTAACCTGGTTAAAGTCGGAACCTTCGATAATGAAACAGGAACATTGACAACTGTATAAAAAAGTATACACTAGGCATAGGAGTAATTACCTATGCCTAATCTATTCAATAACGTTTCTAAACTAAGACCAGGAAGATCAGTATTTGATCTTTCCTATGAAAAAAAATTCAACTGCGACATGGGTCAACTTATACCTGTCATGTGTGACGAGGTAGTACCTGGAGACAAGTTTAAAATCAGCAATGAAGTAGTCATTCGCTGGCAACCCTTAATAAAACCAATTCTTCACGAAGTAAATGTATATACTCATTATTTCTTCGTACCTTACCGGCTTCTATGGTCTCAATGGGAAGACTTCATCACAGGTGGACCTGATGGAACACTAGAGCCAGTAATACCAACCTGGACAGATGCGTCTGCTGCAAGTGCGGAAGGTACACTTTGGGATTATTTAGGCTTGCCAATAGGCGTAGATCCTCAAGGTTCTTATCCTATGAGATTTCCACAATATGCGTATAACACAATCTGGAACGAATATTATAGAGATCAGACTCTCCAGGATGAAAGAAGTCAGACGTCAGGCTCGATTGCCTTTCGTGCCTGGACAAAAGATTACTTCACATCAGCACTCCCCTGGCAACAGAGAAATCCAATAGCACCATCATTACCTATAGTTGGAACAACATCAGCCGTTTTCGAAGACGGCGGGTCCACTGGACCAGTAGATGCGTCTTTTACATTGGACTCTCCGTCGGGATTTCCTGCATTTACAACTAATACAGCAACAGCTGCAAATAGAAATACAGTAGACCTCTCAGCAGCTTCATCATTCGATATTGCAGACCTTCGCGAAGTCGTACAAATCCAAAAGTTCTTAGAACGTAACGCCCGAGTAGGTGCCCGTTATACCGAATTCCTCGGTGCACACTTCGGCGTATCACCCAGAGATTCACGACTAGACCGCCCCGAATATATAGGCGGAACAAAATCACCAGTCATCATATCTGAGGTACTACAGACATCAACAACCGGGTACGAATCATCCCCGACTTCATTAACACCACAAGGTAACCTTGCAGGACACGGGATCACAGCAGATCGCAACATGGTCGGATCATACTCAGTAGAAGAATTCGGACTCATAATGGGAATTATGTCGGTCATGCCAAAACCTGCATATCAGCAGGGAATACAGCGGCAGTGGCTCCGAGAGACTAAATATGACTTTTATTTCCCAGAATTCGCCCATTTATCTGAGCAGCCTATTTCCCAAGCAGAAATCTATGCTAACGATGTTGAAATAGACAATACAAAGCTCTTCGGTTACCAGGGAAAATATGACGAAATGAGAGTGAAAGAAAACATGATATGTGGATCACTTCGTTCACAAGCATCGGTATCATTGGACTACTGGCACTTAGCCAGGAACTTCGATTCAGCACCAATCCTTGATGAAACATTCATATCAACAGGAGACCATACTAGAGTAACAGGTCTACCTCCTTCAGGAACATTCATCAGAAAAGATATATTCGCTGTACAGGACGAGTACGGACTTATCGTCAATTATGCGAATAAAATTAAAGCGATCAGGCCATTGCCTGCGGCGTCCAACCCTGGACTCATGGATCACTTCTAGGATGAAAAAAATGAAAGAAACAATAAGTATTCCTCGATTCAACACTCCTTACATAAGAACGAGATCACCAGGTGAAAAACCGGGAAAAGAACGAATCGTAGAAACAACCGGATACCGTTCAACAAAACAGCAAGTAGCTGAATACATGGCTGCAGGACTTCAACTTCAAAACTACAGAAACCAAATGTATGATTTCGAATCCGAAAAGGATGTAGATGAAAACTATGAAGATAGAACAAGATCGCCAGGATACGACCCAGCAGATGCGACCCAGGACCTACGAAATGCTGAAATACGTCTTCGCCAGCAAGCAGCTGTCGCGAAGGAAAAGCAAACAAGGGAATCCTTGGAAAAAAATAAGCCGGAGGCAGAACCGGATACAGAACCGGTTAAAGAATAATGGCAATTGGTGAAGTAATGGCAGGAGGTGCTCAAGCAGTTAATGCTGGCACCGGCCTATTCTCAATGATATATAACGCTGCGAATCAACAGAAGACCTGGAGACGAGAGGATACAGCAGTACAAAGGCGTACAGCCGATTTAAGGGCAGCAGGACTATCACCAACACTAGCAGCGGGTGCCGCTGCTCAAAGCTCCCAAGCCGTACGAATGGGAGGCACAAATTTAAATCCTGGTGCAATTGCACAGGCGAAATTAATGGGAGCTCAAAAAAAACAATCTGAGTCTTCGAAAAACTTAGCCGATACTCAGAAAAGACTAGTAGCACAACAGGCGGTAAACGCAAACGAACTAAACAAAGGGATCATCCAGGATAATCAGACAAAAATGGCTAATGCTGCCATGTCATTAAACGAAATGCTATATGAAGAGGCAACAGGAGTACCAAGATCCCTTTGGAATACACCAGCCGGACAGGCAATAATATTGCGAGAGCAATGGAAAAATGCAGATGCGGCAGAACGCGCACTAATTACGGCGACGTTAGGAGCAAACCTAGTTAAATAGGAGAAAAAAATGGCATATAAACGGAAAGGAAAGGAAAAAAGAAAAACCTACGGCAAGAAGAAGAGAAAGGGAAAACGTATTCCTAAATACGGTACTTCTCGTGGCGGTATTCGCCTCTAATTCATGTGGAAGCTTTAGCGGTAACTCTCTGTCTTTATCGAATACTGGTTACGATGGGACAGAGCCCGCTTTTAATATGACATGTACAAAACCTATAGAAATAAACGGTGATCTATCATTTCCATGCGGGAAATGTATGTCTTGCCGAATACAAAGAACTCAAGAATGGTCCATTCGTCTTATGCACGAGAAAACACAATGGGACCATTCAATATTTCTAACACTTACTTACTCAGATGAAAAATTACCCACATCTGGAAGACTACAAAAAACAGACCTACAAAAGTTCCTAAAACGATTACGGAAATTTTACGAATCACCGATAAAATATTACGCCTCTGGCGAATACGGTGAGAAATACGGTCGTCCACATTACCACCTCATAATCTTCGGGATGTCCCCAGAAGATAAACAAATAATAGAAAAGGCTTGGAACCAGGGACTTGTCCATGTAGGAACAGTCACCCTGGAATCATGCCGATACGTTGCATCATACATACAGAAAAAACAAAATAGAACAGG